GGCTATCGTACCAGGCCAGCAACACCCGCGAGATCTGGTATGTGCCTGGCGGTGTGAGCACGTATTCAGGCTGATTTGCCACGCCGTCGATCGAGTTCGGCGCCCAAAGCAGATACTGTGTCTCGCGGCAGAACTCGATGCAGGCATTACGGATCGCGTTCAGCGCGATGAACTCAGCCACGTCATGCACGTAAGGCAGCACTTCCGGCAGGAAGTTGCTGTACGGCACCTCGTTGGTGGATAGCAGCTGAAGCGACGGCAGCTGGATGATCGGGTTGAAATTGGTGCCGCTCATTTCGCAGCACCTTTAACCTGGGGGTTGAAGCCAGAGAGCGTGTTGTTGACCTGCTCCTCGCCAAAATCCCGGCCTTGGCTCATCAAGAATTTCTCAAACGCCTGCGTGTATGCGGCGCTGACCTGCACGCCGCCGGCATAATCGTTTTCTTTCAGGTGCGCCCATGCGAGTGTGTAGTACGTTACGGGGGTCTGGTAGATGTCCTGCACCGTCAACGCCTGACTATCATCCGTCACATCAGCCGGCATCTGAGACAGGTTGACTTCGATAATGCCGGTGCCGTCATTAGGCGGGACCACGTAGAACGCCTGCTTGTCCTGCGGATCGAACAGGTAATTTTTCACCGTGGCGTTCGGAGAATACGACGGCCAGTTCGGGTTCTGCGCGTCGATGACTTCGCGCTTTACAAGGCGCACGGCCGGGCCGCTGGTATATTGCTGAGGGGTTGTGTCAGCGACTGCAACGAGGTTGCGTGTCACGCCGAGAAGGGTATAAGCGCCGCTTGGCAGCGCCTGGCGCGGGCCGGCGACGAGCGGCAAAGGCTGCACACTGTTGGCGGCATCGGCGACCATCGCGACGATTGCGCGCTGGGCATCTGAGATCCAGCCCAGAAGCTCCGCATCCGACCAGCGATATTGCGCAGCGTTCGTATCTTGAAGCTGCGCCCGCACGCGGGATATGATGGCTGAAGCCAGGACTGTCATGTGCGTCCTCAAGGGTGTTGCCCTGGAGCACGTTGGCTCCAGGGGTAGTCACATCAGGCGGGCTGGTTACTGGACCAGGGCCATCGCCCAGGCGGTCGGCTTGACCATCTCGTAGCCGTAGATGTTCAGGCCGCGGACGAGCGTGCCGAAGTCGTTGGGGTTCGGCAGGCTCTCAACCTTCGCGATCTGCGAGGCAAACGTCAGCGCGGCTTTATGGCCCGCGATGATGCTGCTGCGCGCGACGGCGCCTGACAGGGTGTTGCCAAAGAAATCATGGCCGGCGAGGCCCTTCGGCAGCAGATTGGACACGTAGATCGTGAAGCGATCAATCGTGCCGATCTTGCCGTTACGCAGAATGGACGACGGATCGCCTGTGACATACGCCTGCGCCAGCGGGGACTGCAGCAGGATGTTCCGAACATGCGGGGTGATCACCAGGAAGCGATCGGTCTCCGGCACGTTCTGCTCGTCGAGTACGCTGGCCAGGCCGGTGATCAGCGGCAACACGGTGGTGCTGGACAGCACCACCGGCGCCGCGTCGGTGCCCAGGTTCACGCTGCCGGAGATCACACCCGCGGTGGCGCCCATGTTGGCGGCGTCGCCCTGGTTGTACTCGTTCAGCAAGATGTCCTTGTCGATGGCGATGGCCATCTGCTTCGCGGCATCGTTGGTGAACATGTCCATCAGCTTCGGCTGGGACTGCAGCGCCAGAACGTCGGAGACGTTGACGCCGAAATACTTGGCCTTGTTGATCGACAGGTCAATCGTGTTCGGGGTCGGCACCTGATAGGTCAGGGTTTCGCCGATCGTATAGTCGCTGATCGACACATCCGGGATGTTGTTGATCACGACGGTATCGCCGAGCGCCTTGATGTCGCCCTCGTAGGACGTGTTGGCGATCTCCCCGAAGACGGTCGTGGCGTAGAACTTCACGTTCAACTTGCCAGACCAGATCTGCGGGATGAACGTACCGGAATAGGCCGGCGACGTGTTGAACGGGGTCTCTACTGCAATCGCCATTTCGGCATACCTTTCTCGGCTGGGTGGTGGGTAAGCTACTCACCGAGAGGATATGCTAACGGATTTTAGCCGGGTCGAACGCGACCCTCCGCTACCGCTCGGTCAATCTGCGCTTCAATGTCCAGGCGCTCTTGCTCCCGGCCCTTGAAACCCCCGCGGCTCGCTTCGCTGTAAAAACGCTCGATCTCACGGGTAGTGAAAATTTTGTCCGCCGGCGTGGCGGCAGTGGGCGATGCTGAAGCGTTCCCGGAGGAGCGCGGCGCCTGCTGACGTGCAAGCTCTTGCTGCGGTGTTACCCCTCGTGTCGGCGCCGGCGGTGCAACAAGCGCCTTGTAGGCGTTGAAGATCGTCGCGGTCTGCTCGACGTTATGGGCCTGGAACGCAGCGTTCAGATAAGCCTGGCGCGGATGACCCGACAGCTGATCAATCTCTGCAAGCCACCGCAAAAAGCCCATGTCCTTGTTGAGAAGTTCCCAATCCGGGACTTTGCTGGCGAGGTGCTGCAGGTAAATCTGACGGGCCGTACCGCTTTGCTGCTCAGCAACATTGCCAACGCGGCCTTTAAGCTCGGCGTTCTCGTTGCGAAGCATCTCGATTTCCCGGCTCAACTCCGCTTCACGAACGCCGACCACATCGGTCGCGGCACGCTTTACGAAATCAACCAGGTCGCCACCGAAACTCTCAACGTCCTTGTCCGTAACCAGTCTGCCTTGCGGCGCTGTCGGCTCGGTTGTCTGGCGCTTCTCGGCGTACTCAGCCAGCTTGGTCATGGCTTGCGCCAACTGGCCGCTCAAACGCGAAACCTCGGCGTGCAAAGGCCCGATCTCGGCGTTGTACTTGCCCTGCAACGTCATGTAGCTCTGGTGCCAATACTGCGCCTGGTCCCCTTGAACGGGTGCCGCTGGCGGCTGCGGTGGCGTGGAAACTACGGGCGCGGCCGGCGGATCTGCGGGTAACTCATTCGGCGCAGGCGGCTCTGTCGAGCCCTCCAATGCGCGGTCAAAATCCGCCATCTGATCCATTTGCCGCTGTACGGAAGCAGGAAGAACAACAGTCATCTCGGGCATTTTTGCTCCTAATCAACGTATGCGGCCCTGACCTCAAAATGCTGTGGCTGGGTGTCGCGCGCTGCGGTTTTGCGTTAGAACGCTTCCCGGCGAACCGCGTTCTTTGCTCGGTCCATTCCGTGCCGAAGTTGCTCCGGCAGGGCCAGAAGCTCGCGCAGGATCTGACTGCGACCTTGGTGCATCCTGAGTGTGGCGATGTTTGTTTCGCCGCTCATGACGTTATGGGTCTCGGTCAGCTCACGTTCGAGCAACTTGCTGAAGATATGCCACTCGCTTGACGCTGCGATCTTCAAAATCGCGTCTGTCTCACGAGCATCGGGCTTCGTCAGCATGTTAGGGATGCTACTGCACTAGATGCTAACACCTGTCAAGCCCTTTTTTGTGGCGAGAAATTATCGGTAATCGGCGCCTGGTTCGCCAGCATTTGCGCGTTCATCGGGCCAGGTACGGCCTCACCGCCGGTGGGTATTCCCTGCTGCGGCATCCTGGACATCCCCGACATGGGCCGCGGGCCGGTCGGTGCGAGTTGCGCCGGGGGCGGCACAGGCGGGATGAGGGGCGGCGTGTTTGGCGGGGGCGGCAACTTGCCCTTGGCGATCGCCTGCACTTCAGCGTGCTGCACCGCGTCGATCATCTGCTGCGCCTTGACGGCCGGCGGGGGCGGCTGGTGGGCCGCGGCCATACGAGCCCGAAGCACATCCAGGGGTGGCACTACTTTGTCAGTGTCCATATCCAAACCTTTCGCCACCTCACGCAAGATGGCGGCCCGGCCCTCAACGCCGACGATCTGCATGTCGGTCGGGTTTGCGGTAGCCTGCAAGAACTCGTTGCGGCGAACCTGCGCTGCGTCTTTGGCGATCAGCGCACTGGTGCCGCGCGCCACAAGCGAAACGTCGCCCTTGAGATCATCATCCGTGCCATAGCGCATGTTGTAGTAATACAGCCGATCGAGCAGCGGCTGGGTCACGTTGATGTCGATGTTGTTGATGACTTGCTTCACGGCTTTGCCCGCGTTGCCCATCATCATCGACACGCCAGAAGCTGTGCGTCCGATGCCGCCGGCGGGCGCCTCGCCTGCCATATAACGCGGCACGCCAGAGTAATCATCCGCCAGCTGGCTGAAAGTTTGAAACACCATGTTGAGTTCTTCGATGCAGGACTCCGGCTGCCAAAACTGCAAAGGGTTTGACGCACCCGGCGAGTTCATCGGATCGTTGGTGTACTGCCAGATCTTCCACGGATACAGCTGAGTGACATCCTCGCCGGCGGGCAGCCGGTCGATGTTGATGCCGACTTGAGGGCCTGATGCAATGCCCATGTTGTTCACCAGGGCGCGCATCGCCGCGTTGCACACGATCTGCACATCACGCACGAGATCGGCGACTGAGTTGCCCCAGAACGCGCCTGGCACTTCCTCGTAACTCGCTTTGTAATACGGCCGGCGATGCAACGGGTCGTAGTTCAATACCGCCTTGATCACATGGCTGCCGATCAACCACACCTCAGCATCGTATTCGTCGGTCGGCACCGGGATCTCTTTCGCGTCCATGCCCCACTCGATCAGGCAGGATCCAGGCACGCTGCCCCAATACTGGAGCGCGTCAATCAACCCCTCTGAGTTGTTCTGCACAGCGGTGGTGCTTTGACCCTTGGCATCCGTGTACATGGTCTCGTTGACGAGCCAATCATGCAGGCCGCGGTCGCCGTACTCATCCAGAACCATGCGGATCGCGCCATCGTCATAGCCGTCGACGCCGATCATCTCGTTGAGCTCGCGGCGGCTCAGCCGATGACGCTCGATGAGGTAGCCTTCCTGCGGCGTTGCCGCCGAGGGCGACGGGTAGATCATGAACGGGTCGACACGCGCCCACTCCATCACCAGTGTTTGCTGAACATCGGGCGTCCACGCACCGTTTTCTTTGACCCATTTCAGCTTGGGCTTGTTGCGGATGATCGGACCCTTGAGGATCGCGGATGGAAACGTGGTCAGGTCGTCGATGAACTGGTCCATCGCCTGTAACCAGCCGCCTTCGACAAGTTGGGTTTCCATCTTGTCTTCCATGCGGGCCGCGGCCTGCCAGGCTTCGTCGCGGATACGCTGCTTGGCCTGGTCACGCATGGACATCAGCAGCTCGCGAACCTGCTCATCGGTGGGCGGCGCGCCCTGCATCATCTGGTTCTTGATCTGCAAGGTGGCGTCCTGCACGATCGAGTTGACGGTGTCGGGGTCGATGTCCGGGACTTCCTCGGGGTTGAGCGTCCAGGGCTTATCGCTGCCCTGCCCGATGATGACATCGCGGATCCAGCTGCCAGCCGACCGGCATTTCAGCGACGTGATCATGGCGTAAACCTGTGAACCGCCGGCGGCCTGGATCATCGCCATGCGCTCTGGATCATACTCGCCGCGGCGCGCCCGCACGTTTTGGATGATCCGGGTCTCGACGGTGTTCTGCTTGGCTACCCAGGCGTCGGCCCAAGCCTGCCGCACATGCGAAGCCAAGCCAGTGATGACCTGGTCGGACTGCCGAGCTTGCGCGTCAGCCTTATCGCGAGCAGCCTCATCGGCCATCAACGTGTCGATGCCGGCCGCCTGGATCGGGCCGAGTGAGTACACCGAGTTGGGCGCCGCCGACGCGCTTACTGGCGCACTCATCGGCGCACCCATTGCGCCACCGTAGGCCGCTGTCTGCGGCATGGCTTGCATCGAAGGCTGCGGCTGTTGCGGTGGGATTCCCTGCCGCGCCGCCTGGGTCAATGTCATCGACATGCTAATTTTCCCTGAGATATGCTAACGTGTATCAGGTGTAGCCAGGCCAAGCAACTTTTTTAATCTCCCGCGCCGCCGACTTGCCGAACGTGCCGGTCCCAAACATCCGGCCGCCGTCAGCTTGCAGGCACAGATACTGCAGCGCGTCGGCAACGTGCGATGATGAGTTTTTCTCGGGCGTCTCCTCCACTTGGTCGCCCTTCTTTTTCTTGTAGCGATAGTGCCCCCGCAAGGCGCGGACCAGATGCGGGCAAGCCTGCGCGTCGATCAGGATCCCTGGCTTACCGTCGACCATGCGGGTCAGATAGCCATCCACCGCGGCCAAGCGCGCCGCCAGGGCGTTTGTCCTCGCGGAGATGACCTGGAACCCCTGGGCGCGCAGCACGTCGAACACGGTGCGCTCGTCGGTCTGCGCGGCCTGGGAGCCGGCCGGGTCGCCGATGATGATCGTTTTGTACTGCCCGAACCTTGTGCTCAGCATGGGCTTGAGCTGCTCAGTGGCGAACTGCAGTATCCCCGCGCGTTCGGTCACGCACTCGCCGAGGATCAGCAACCGGCCGCCGGGCGCAAGCTGGCCGATCACCGCCGCCGGCGTCAGCCCAAAATCATGTCCGATCAACAGCGGGATGTCATCGAATGGTATGGGCCGCAACGGTGTCTTGGACAGGTGGATGTCAGGGTTGAACGCACGGAACACCGGACTGCCCGACAGCGTCTTGCCGAATTGCGCGTTGATGTAAACGTCGATCCAGTCCTGAGTTTTCCCTTGCGCCAGGTTTGCGTAGTACCCATCCGGCAGGCAATTCACCCAATCAGCTTCGGGCGATAGCCCCGAAGGTTGGATAAACACATCGGCGTTTTCCGGCGGTTTCGACAGAAACTCCTCCCAGAACGTCTCCATGTCGGGCGGGTTCGACATCCCCCAGAGATGCGCGTTCGGCTTGCCGTCATCTGTCACGCACCCAACACCGTTTAAGATCTTGTCAGGATAGCGGCCAAGCCGCCCCTGCAGCGCCTCGAAGATCGCCTTGTCGATCTCGCGGAACTCCTCGATGATCCCAAACGACGCCTGCAGCGAGAGCAATCGCTTCACGTCATCGGGCTCGTCCAGGCCGCGGAACAGAACCTCGCACTCGATGTCCTCAAACCGCATCGTGAATTTGTAGTAGGACTTCTCGTAAGTGCCGGCGTGGCCATCCGGGAACCACTTCAAGAAATCCGGGATCGAGGAGTCGCGCAGCTGCTCGCGCGTATTACGCACCCAGATCGCCCGCGACCGGCGTATGCCATCCGAACACTTGGCCATCTGCGACGCCTGGTATGCGATGCGCATGATCCCGGCCGTGGTTTTGGTCGAACCCACCGGCCCAACAACCAGGTCGATGAACTTCTCACTAAGCAGAAACTGC